TATTGTGCTGAGTAAAGTCTTGGAGCAAAATACTTAATAGAAGACACATCCTCAACATTTGCACCATTAGAGGCGTTTGTGACGGTTGTAATATCTACACTATCTGATGGTGTAAAGAATGTTCCGTCATCTTTTGCGAAAGTTCCTTGAAAACTAAAATTAGAAGGACCGTTACCATCTAATCCCTCAGTAACGATGTATGTTGCAGTTATAACTGAATTATTTTCTAATTTTTTACCAAATAATCCATCACCAAATAAAATTTCATATTTTTCATCTTGAACTTCTTGTGTGAGATATATCTCAGATGTATTATTTAAGTTTAGAATATTATCAACTAAACTATACTTCCTACCAAGACCTGTATCACTTACTCCAGAAACATATACTCTTAAAGTCGAACTATCAATATTTGGACTATCAAGAATATATCTCTGATCAATAGTTGTATCAACACGATAAACTCTCTGAAGATAGGTTCCCTCGTATATTGTGATCTCATCATCAAATTGTGCAAATGAAGTACCATTGATGTCCTTGACTCTTGAACTTGTGATATTATCTGGTATTGAAAATCTAAATGTTGTATTCTCTACATTACCGATGCATACTAACCCAGAACGCAACGTAAGGATCTTGGGAGTCGCATCATTAGTTGTACCTAAATCAATATCATCAATCTTGATTCGGGCGGTTGCAGCGGTTTTTGAGCGGGGTACGTAACCTATATTTCGAGCAAGTGATACAACATTCTCACGAACTGTAGCAGAGTCTAAAAATGACTCATTTGCAACTAAGTTGGCATTAAATGCATTAATATAAGTATTATACGCTAAAGTATCAATTAGAACTGAAAAGTTAGAACCTTCAAAGTCAAAATCAGTAAAATTTGAATTTGATCGAAGAAAATCTTTAATTTGTGCTTTGATATCTTCAAAGTCTAAACTAGTAAATTGAGTAAAAGGCATATTATCTCGTTGGTTCTAATATAAAGGTAAATGATTGAGTCGGAACTTCAAGTCCTTGAATATCAAATAAAACTTTAACTTGCAATTCATTATCATCAGGTTTTGCTTCAACCTCTATGTCGATTTCTCCGACTCTTGGTTCAAAGTTTCTTATTGATTCACGTACTTGATCTTCAATTACTGTTACAGTTGTAGGTGTAAAGTTCTCAAACAATGAATCTCGTATATCAGTACCAATCAAAGGGTTAAAAAATCTCTCAGTTGGTATAGTTTCGACTAAATTTCTCACTGATCTGACAATTGCACGTTCATTTAGTAATACAGGAAGATCTTTTGTCACTGGATGAGGTGAAAAAGACAAACTGATATCCTTAAATGCTCTTGATTTGCGTTCTATCGCCATTAAATGATACTTTTAGATTTATTTATACCTAATGTCTAACGATTTATTACTCTAATTCGATGTTTTTCCGATTTTAATCTCTCTATGACGTAATTTGCTATAATTTCTGGATCTTTATCACCACAAGTGTAAAAATCAGCAGTCAAACACCCTTTTTCTGGCCAAGTATGACAAGAAACATGACTTTCTGCGAGTGCAAATAGGATTGTACATCCTTGAGGATCAAATTTATGAATAAAACAGTTTAATATAGTGCTTTTTGACTTCTGAATACCATCAAATAGAATATCCTTCAAAAAAATATGATCATTTAACTGTTGAAAGGTGCCATCATACACTTCTAATAGTAAATGCTTACCTAAATTCATTATTTTTTATCCTAATTCAGGTTCAATATTGATTTCAACGTTATTTTTACGACTTATATCCTTTATTTCGTACATGTAATGATCAGAGGTCTCAATTTTTCTCTTATTTTCGACTGAATAGACTGTTGTATCAATTTCGTAACCAGGATTTTCCTCAATTCTCTCAAAAACCCAAGAATTATCGTACCAAATGATGCGATTATTCGGATATGCATAGAAATTACCTGTTTCAACCTTAAAAAGATGAGCACATTTGTGTTCTGGAGTCTCTGAAAAGTTAAGATCAGGTATTCCTTTATTCTCCCATGCCCAATCTAACGTGAACATGTAGGTTCCAATCACTTTTTTACCGTCTGGACGTATCAATTCAGCATCTAAACCTGCTAAACGGTTTCTTCTCTGCACATCGATGTAGGGAGAAAAGCAATCCCAATACATTATATCCTCTAGAGGTTCGATTTTAGCGTCTGGTTTCCAACAAAAAGCATGTAGAGGTCTTCTTGTCCAATTTACACCGTTCTCTAAGAATGCCTCAAAGAGAGGAACACGCTTTTCAATGCTTGCAACAGAGTGAATATCACATTTAGTGACTTCTCCGTGACCTTTTTTGTGATTATATAGAAACTCATTTCGTATATAAACAGACCAATCAGGTAAGCTGTGATTTAGATATGCCATTTAGTGCCAGATAACTTTTCCATTTTTGATTTTATATGTTTTACTTACATCTGCGATCTCATATCCTTGTAGTTTTTCTTTATAGGACATTGTAGGACCAAGATAGTAATAATCATAACCAAGACGTTTATATCTTGCAATCTCATTTTTATTCGCAATATTACCCATTCCTAATTTGGGGTTTTGATAATCCCATGCAAAATAAGTAGCGTATGCTGAGTTTGCACTTGGAAATAAAAAAGATACTGTGAAAGCACAAAGTTGATTGTTCTTATCATAGTATCCAATTCTTTCGCAAATATCAGAACAAAACTCTTCCTTAAAGAGTGGTATCATATCACCGAATTGTTTGTATTCGCAATACTGAATGTAAATCCGAGCACAAGTATCATAGGAAGATCCATCAAGAAGCGAATAATTAGAATATTCCTTATAGTCTGTATCCTTTAATCGAATTCGACAATCGTGCTCCATTTCGTTCAGCATTCGTGTTT